ATTTCTGAAGAGCTTCAGCTTGACGAAGAGCAAGAATACTGAATGAAGATTCCAACTGATAAGAAGAACCCTGAAAATGAGCAAGAAGACGCTCACCAGTTCGTAAATTAGAAGAAGAATTAGTAATAGTAACATTATTAGGCTCTGAATATTGAGAACCAACTAAAACCGGAGACGTTTTTCCAGAGGAAATTATATCCAAATTACGAGAAGGAATATTAATACCACCTTCAATATCAATTACAGCAATGTCTCCAAACTGGGAATTCGGAAGAATACCCATAAACAAATCCTTATTCCAATTACAATAACGAAGAGAAAACAAATTATCTCGTTTCCAATAATCGGAACTAGAAGGAAGAGAACTATCGATAGTACCACCAAATAAATTGCCAGAACCTTGATACCAGTCAAAATTATAAGAAGTAGGATCAGCATTTTCCCATTGAGACCAACGGAAGAAATCTTGGTAGATCTTCTGATAAGCAGCAAGAGGGAAAACATTAACATTCATGTTAAAATTAAACATCTGGCTGTAAACAATACCAGAATCGGAAGTAAGAGGAGTTTGTCGATTCCACCAACGGTAGTTAGAATTACCAATACCCAAAGTAGCCATATTATTAGGAATAATATTGCCATAATTCAACATGTGAAGAAGCTTATAATTTACATCTCCACGAACATAACCAAAAATATTAGCATGAGCATTATTTGCTTGCCAAGATTTCAAACTGGGAACAGACAGAGAGCCAGAAGCAAAGAAACAAGATAAACCTAAATCCGAAAGAGAACAGTAAGGCAAATCTCCAGAAACAGTCAACGCAGTCAAAATATCCTTAGATTGAACAGGAGCTACTTCACCCATCTGAATAACAGAAGCGTCAAAAGATTTCCAAATCAAATCAAGAGGAACAGCGTAAAAATCAAAATACTCACGAATACGAGTATAAGCGGCAGTCTGAACGGGACGAGTACGCGTGAAATACTGAAGATTAATATCATACGTACAGCCAGGAATACCTAAATCCCAAAATACAGGCAAAAGCTCTCCACATTTAGCAGAAAACACATTTTTAGAACCAATATCAAAACCAGCACGATGAGGATGATTTTGAAGTTGAGTAAGACCAGTAAAATGAGCCATAAACTAAAAATTTAAATTAAACAATAAGCCAGATACATCATTATAATTCTTATGTTTGACTTTCTGAAAAATCCGTTTAGAAACAGATTCTTTTAAAGAAGACAAGACAGAATTTACCTCACTCCAAAAAGATTCATTATCCTTAGAAGGTAAACAAAAACCAACAGTCCTAGACTTCAAAAAAAGATCCGCTTCAGGATGAACAGAAAGATAATCATAAAAATCATTGAGAAATCTCAATTCCTTTTTAGACCAATATTTAAAAGAAGAAACAAATAATTTAAATAAGGATCTCTTTAAATCCTCGGGTAAAACATGCCTATCAAGACGCCAAAAACGCAAGGTACGATTAACAGAAGAAAAAAACCTGTAAATCTTACCTACAACAGAATCAAAATCAAGTTGAACAGTCTCAAGACGAATATAATCAAAAATAAGAAAATCATACCGAGAAGCAGTGCGATAACCAGACTTTACATCATAATAAAAACGAGCATAACGTTTAGCAAGTGAAGATATAGAAAGATTCTCATCTATTGATATATATCCGTCACGTACGAGCCGATTGGATGCTGTGAACGCACCGAAAAATAAGTCAATACAGCTGTATGGATCCTTAAAAAGAGGGTCAGAGATTCGGGGGAATACCATACGTTCATACGACCGTGAAGGTTTGACAGTGACATACTCACCATTAATCGGAACACTGAATCCGCTAAAACACGAAGCGGAAACTTCTTGTATTTCTGAAATGTCGGACGATTGACGAAAGAGCTTATTAACCGATAACCCTTTGGAGTGGTAGGATCGAGGTCTAGTTTCTTTGTGTCGGTTAAAAAAATCTGGTAAATCGACAAAACTATTAATATATGACGCAACATAGCCAGCTGCCGAACCTCTCGATAATGAACAATCTGTACGACCGTAGCTCCAGCTCTTAGATACCAGCTCACATATAGACGAGGTGAGTTCGTCCGAGTTAAAGAATAATATACCATGCCAATGCGGACGATATGTCCGTCCACCATATTCTGATACAAGGTAGTAACATATTTTTTCATCGTATTTCTCTGCAATCAATTTACGTAAACGCTTAAAAAACAAATTCTGATCATAAGGATTTAAAACTAAAATCTCATTACGACATTCATCAATAGAAGGAAAAACAACACACTTCTTACCAAAATCATAACGACCATTAGAAGCAACAAGCAAATCCTGAATCTCCTTACCAGAAAACGTATGAAGAAACTGATAAGAAGACTCCGTTTCTGAAAAATCGCGAACACGACCGGAGTCGTGAACGCGAAAACAGCCAGAACGGGGTAAATAAGTAGCTGCTATTTGGTACTTAGCATTATTATAAGGCAAATGCCTAGGATCAGGATCGGACATATAAGTATCTATCTCACTTTCAGCATCACATCTTTCCACAACCTCAAGAGACACACGAGGAACAAATTCATCAGAATAAGTAAGCGTAAAAAAGTAAGCATGCTTAAAATGAGAAGACATATTAGATATCAAAGCGCACTGAATATTCGAACGATGAACAAGACATGACGGACATGTACCACAACGAACAAATAAAGTTTCATGAGTGTATCTATTAGTCACCTTTCGAGGATGAAAACACTCTGTAGCCAAATATTTTTCCCGTTCCTTTTCTGTCATAATCAAATAGTTTTAGCTTGTGAAACAATAATAGGGGCACCATCAGACTCTTGTAATGCCTGATCTATAGTGTCAAGTAAAGACGTCATGTCAGCAACATAAACAACAGGAGCAGAACCTTGTTTCTGAAAAGAAACCAAATAACAATTCTTAAGTAAATCCATAATTTAATAATTTTTAGGGTTAATATTGATTTTAGTAGAATCAATAGACGACGTAGAAGTCTGTTCAGTCTTCTGTGTCGAATTTTGATTGTTCTTTGAAATAGACATAGAAACAGTACAAGACTGTACGAACAAAGTAGTAATAACACCAACAATAAATGTGGAAATTAACTTTACAATATCAATCCATTGTTGAGGAGTAACTTTCATAACAAAACCAATTTTGATTAAACAACACTGCAATATTAAAAATAAAAATCATAATAAGCAAATAAAAATCGTTTTTTTTTAAAGTAAGTGTAATTTTTCAAAAGAAAGACAAGGGATGAGAGCTTTGAATGAGGTAAATTCAAAGCCCTTCGGGAAAAATTAAATAGGCTTCGCCAATAAAATGAACTAGGGGGCAGCGATGCCGAACCGTTCCGCCCTTTCGGGCGCAGGTATGTGCTATAATAATATAAAATAGTAAAAAGAATAAACAAATAATAAATATAGCACAACACTTTAATAAGAACGAGGAGCACATCTCCTATGCGGCTACGCCTGCATAGGGCTGTGCTCCTCGTGGGGAGGGCTGCGCTATGGCACGTCCTGCGGCTGTGACGTGTTTACATCATACGGGTCTGTATTTATCACCTCAAACGCCGGGAGGCTTCGGTGCATAACGGGAGGGTGAGGTACGCCTTTATCCGAGAGACGGCTACCTTAAGACCAGGATAAGACGTGACGTGCACCCGACCTACGGTCGTGGTATGCGGCTAAAGCCGATACTAAGGTGCTAGACGCTAAGGAGGGCTATGCGCCCTCTATTGCTCCATCAGCGTTCAAACGCCACGCAGGCTTAAAGATACTACTCGACTATAACCAACTCGTAGCTACTAACAAGGTTTTCAGAGTTGAGCATATCATGTAAAGTTCCATAACGATAAACGGTAAAATCATAATCCTGATAATAAGGAAAGTTTTTTCGAACCCACCTCGTAAAATATGCCTTAGCGTTTGAACGAGAACCAATATAGGTATTAGCAACAAATGAACCACAATACAACGTAAAATAAAATTCTTCTTTCATAATAATAACTGTTTTTGATTACAATACAAAGATAGAAATAATTATTATAACTACAAAATTATAATGAACAATTATAATAAATAAACAGTTAATAAATGTGAAAAGCTTTAGATAAAAAAAAGCCTCCCGATCGAGGGGAGGCTAACAATTAATAATAATTAACGACGAATAGAACCGATAGCGTTGCCAACAACACCAATAGTATTAAGTCCTTCTTCATAATACCGTTTATTATAATTCCAACGGTCAATAAGAGATTTAAAGGACTTAGATTCAGCATCACGCCTTCCAGCTTCTTGAGCTTTCTGTGCAAAACCCATATTATAAGATGTTTGCGATTCATATTGGGTACTCATAGCTGCAATATAATCATCAGCAAGAGCAAGAGCATTACGATAATCAAGACGATTCTTGTCAGACATGGAATCATACCAAGTACCTTGCTTAGAATACAAAATCTGCTTAGCAATAGATTCCTTACATTGCTGATACTTCAAATGTCCTGACGCCATCAAATCATAATACTGGGCAGCCATCACATTAATACGAGTTTGTTCAGATTGGTCAAGATACTTGTTCAAAGTACGCTTAGTAGCAGCAGAGAGTAATAAATTCATTCGCTCTGCCTTTTGAATCAAATTAGACCAACGCAAATTTTGAAGATTCTGTTTATTGGTATTATAATCAAGTTGTGCACGCTGTAAACCAGTCTCACGCATCCATTTCTTATACTCTGGGGAAAGTTTTCCCCAGTCAATATTAGAAAAAACCTGCATAGCTTGAGCTCGTGTTACATCCGCTTCTCCTTGTAAGGCCTTAGTCCGAGCATTAGATTCTCGTTCCTGATAAAGCATTTGTCCAGCACGTCCAAGCTGCGAACCAAGTTCTGAATAAACTTCAGGATTTACAGCAAGAGGAGAAGCAGCACTAGCTTGAGAAGTACTACCTGTAGAACCTGCAACACCAGTATTAGAATCATATCCCAAATAAGGATTATATCCAGCTTCAGATCTTAATTTACGCTGATTAGCAGGAGAATTATACTCGTTCTGTCTATTCCACATTTCAAGCTGAAAATCACGAGCTTTCTGGGCTTCACGAGCATTAAACTCATTATTCATTTGGTTCTGTGAAATATTCTTATTGTTGGAAGCAGCACCAAGAGCAGCACCACCGACAGCACCAATAGCACCAATAAGAGCAGGAATGATAGCTACATCATAACCATTACTGGGCATCAGCTGTTCCAGAGCTATCGACACCAGAATCAGCAACAGAAGCTTGAGCAGTTTCATTTTCAGCAAGTTGTCTTAACGCTTCAGATTTCATATCCTCAGCCAATTCATTAATAGATTCAACCCAATCAAGAATCTCGCTAGGGTGTTGCAAATGCCTAGATTTAACCATAGACAAAAGATCATCATCCGAAGGATTCAACTTATCCAACTGCTCTTGCAAAGAAGAAGAACGAGGACGCTTAGAATCTAAAAACCGTTGAGCGGTAGAAACACCAGCACGCTTAGCAAGATCAGCGGCATGGAGCAGCATACTCACATCGGAACGAAGACGATAAGAAACAGAATCACCAAAAGTCTCTGTTTCAAAACGGAATTGTTCAATAGGATCAACTTCAAGAGAAATCTCACCGACACGAGTAGAGGGAAAAGTAGAAACCTCACGAGTAGGGGTAAATTTACGAAACCCACATCCAAAACAAAGTTCTTTTTTCTCTTTCATAATCATACAAATTTAATAAGGAACACCATCACGAGACAAAGGACGAACAACCTTACATCCAACATAAGAATTAACCAAAAATTGGTCACTCTCCCAAGTAGAATCAGCCTTAACAGCAAAAATATTATCCAAAGTATTAGGATTAACCTTGAAGAAAGGCCAAGTAACAAAAGAACCAGTAGGACTAGTACCAAACGTACTATACAGGAAAGAATCATCAACAGGAGCAACCCAATCCTGAAGAGTCGTAGTAAACGCACCATGAATACGGTCTATATTGGATTTCCAAGCATAATAACGAGGATTATAACCTAGAATAGAATCAACCTTTATAGAACCGTTAGTCTTATACAAATTGGAATTAAACAATTGAACAAGAGGTACACCTTCCATACCAATATTATCGAATTCAGGAATAGGAAGTTCATCTACAGAAGTAGCCAAAAGTTGAGGATGCTGACCAGAAATATCATAATCAAGAACAGGCATACAATGGTAAATACACATCAAAATACAATATTTAGAACCTGTAGTATAGCGCATAGAACCTGTTCCAGTACCTACACCTTTACCATAAATGACAGCTTCTCCATCACCTTGCAAGTTGTTATTTACAACCTCGGAAATGTCAAGATTACGAGCAATACCTCCAATGTACTGCGCCATATGAGAATCAGAGGCAGGAACATTCACACCAAAATGCGCCTTAATCTGATCTCGATAATTGGTATCAACAGACTGGGTAATTTCACGATATTTCTGAAGAGCTTCAGCTTGACGAAGAGCAAGAATACTGAATGAAGATTCCAACTGATAAGAAGAACCCTGAAAACGAGCAAGAAG